ACATATTGATCATGGGACTTATTATCTTACAAGAGATCGATACCATCTATCAATCCAAGGTACGTATAGATACTTTTGTGGAGATGAATATGTAGACATTGAACCTGGAACTTTAATGTGGTTCAATAATAAACTTATGCATGGAACTGAAAACACAGGTGACTGTACACGAATTACATTTGTATTCGATGTGCCACACTCTAAGTCTAATCCATAGTTGTCTTGTAATTATACATAGAGTATAATATAATTTTAGGAGAATAAATGATAGTTAAGCCATTGAAGAAAAAAGTTCTTGTTGCAGAGAATAAAGTAGATCAAACCACTGAAGCAGGAATCATCTTAGATGGTACTACATCTGCACGAGATTCCAAACAGGGAACAGTCCTTGCAATTGGACCAGATGTAACCATGGTAGAAGTTGGAGATAAAGTTTACATCGAATGGAATAAAGCCCAAGTCGTTAAAATTGGTGACGCACAGCGAGTCATTATCGATGAGGAAAACATTGTTGCTGTTGTGGAGAAATAAATGAAGGTTCTTAAATTTTATGCTGAATGGTGTGGTCCATGCAAAGGATTGACAATGGTGATCAAAGGTGCTGGTGATAAAGTTACAGTTCCAGTTGAAGACGTAAACATTGATGAAAATCTTATGATGGCGCAAGACTTTAATATTCGATCTGTTCCAACTATGGTTCTAGTAGACAAAGAAGAAAAGGAATTAAAGCGTGTTGTTGGATCATTGTCTGAAACACAGTTGTTAGAATTTCTAAAGGTATAATATGAGCATTCTAGATAAAATTAAAAAAGGTAGTACGATTAAAGATTCGGCTATCTTAGCCAACTCTAAATTCTTTACGAAGAAGGATATGATTCCTACTTCAATTCCAATCATCAATGTGGCTCTTTCTGGTCGTCTTGATGGTGGTCTGACTCCAGGTCTTACAATGTGGGCTGGTCCAAGTAAACACTTTAAGACTGCGTTCAGTTTGTTAATGGCGAAGTCATACTTGGATAAATACGAAGATGCAGCACTACTATTTTACGATTCAGAGTTTGGTACTCCGCAGTCTTATTTTGATACCTTTGGTATTGACACAAACAGGGTGCTCCATACTCCTCTTACAGATGTTGAACAGCTCAAATTCGACATCATGCAACAACTGCAAAATGTCGAGCGAGGAGACCACCTCATCATCGTCATCGATTCCATCGGAAATCTTGCTTCCAAAAAAGAAGTAGAAGATGCTATGGATGGTAAATCTGTTGCTGACATGTCACGTGCCAAACAGATGAAGTCATTGTTCCGTATGGTCACACCACACTTGAACATGAAAGATATTCCACTCGTTGTAGTAAATCATACATATAAAGAGATTGGTCTTTATCCAAAGGACATCGTTGGTGGTGGCACTGGATCATATTACTCAGCAGACAACATCTTCATTCTAGGAAGACAGCAAGAAAAAGAAGGAACAGAAATTGTTGGATATAATTTTATTATCAATGTCGAAAAATCTCGATATGTTAAAGAGAAATCTCGTATTCCTGTCTCAGTGTCTTTTGATGGTGGGCTTAGCAAGTGGTCTGGTCTACTTGATGTTGCACTCGAATCAGGACATGTTATCAAACCTAGTAATGGTTGGTATTCGAAAGTAGATAAAGAAACTGGTGAAGTTGAAGATAAGAAATGGCGCATCAAAGATACAGATTCCAAAGAGTTCTGGTTGCCAATTCTCACATCAAAGTCATTCTATGATTATATCAAGAACAAATACTCCATGGGGCAGGGTGATATGATTCAACGTGACGAATTAGATACTGCATTAGAAGCATTAGAGTTCGATGAATAAACATCTTGCAGAACCACCAATTGTAGTAGTCGAGAACAGGAAGACTGGTCTCGACGCATTACGTTTGACTGATGGACCATACAAAGGTATAATCTATACCTATGGAAAAGTTTCTTTTGATGAAGAAGGAACTGAGAAGGTTCATATGAAATTTGAATATGACATCCTAGAAGATTCAGGTGTTAGTTATGATGACGATGAATTTGAAATATACATTGGTCACATTCTCCAACACTTGATCACTAAGCAACTCCAAGAAAATAGCATTACATACACTGGTGGAATTGATGAGAATAGAACAGAAGATCCTGAGCAGTCTGATACATGATGAAAAGTATTGTCGTAAAGTTATCCCATTTATTAAAAAAGATTATTTCTCTGAACGAAACGAAGCTGTCCTTGCAACTGAAGTAATTAAATTCTTCACAACATATAACAAGCCAGCAACTAAAGAGATTTTATCAATTGAAGTAGGTAACAGGAAAGACTTAAACGATAAAGAACTATCAGACATTAATGACTACATAAAAAACATCAGCAATGAACCAGTCAATGAAGACTGGTTGATGGAAAACACCGAGAAATTTTGTAAAGACAGGGCTGTATATAATGCAATTCTTAAATCAATCCAAATTATTGATGGTCGGGATAAAACCCATACAAGTGATGCTCTTCCCTCTATTCTTAGTGATGCTCTTGCTGTGTCTTTCGATAACCATGTTGGTCATGATTACATCGATGACCATACAAGTCGTTATGAATTCTATCACAGGGTTGAAGAAAAAGTTCCTTTCGATTTGGATATGTTTAACAAAATCACCAAAGGTGGATTGAGTAAGAAAACTTTAAACATTGTATTGGCTGGTACTGGTGTTGGTAAGTCTCTGTTCATGTGTCACATGGCTGCAGGAGTATTGACTCAGGGTAGGAATGTTCTTTACATTACTATGGAGATGGCTGAAGAAAGAATCGCAGAACGTATCGATGCAAACTTACTGAACCTTACTATGGATGAGTTGAAAGTTATCGATAAAGATATTTACGAGAATCGTATTGATAAGATTGCTAAAAAGACTAAAGGTAAGTTGATCATTAAAGAATATCCAACTGCTGGCGCACACTCTGGTCACTTCAGAGCATTGTTGGAAGAATTAAAGTTGAAGAGAGAATATGCGCCAGACATCATATTCATTGACTATTTGAACATTTGTGCGTCTCAACGCATGAAGCAAGGTGGAAGTGTTAACTCTTATACATATATTAAGAGTATTGCAGAAGAGTTAAGGGGTCTTGCAGTTGAGTATAATGTTCCGATTGTATCGGCTACACAAACTACTCGATCTGGATTCACAAACTCTGATCCAGGACTCGAAGATACTTCAGAGTCATTCGGCTTACCAGCAACTGCTGACTTTATGGTTGCATTGATTAGCAATGAAGAATTAGAACAGTTGAATCAAATAATTGTCAAGCAATTAAAAAACAGGTATAATGATCCTAGTTACTTTAAAAGATTCGTAGTTGGGATTGATAGATCTAAAATGAGGTTGTATGATGTCGAAGCCTCTGCACAAATTGGATTGTCTGACTCTGGTCAAGAAGATGATGGTCCAGTTTTTGACAAAGGTACATTTGGTAAGAGAATGAATACTGAAGAAAAATTTAGCGGATTTAAGTTTTAGGAGAGAATATGGTAAAAATTATTGTGGCAAAAGAAAAGTATGATTGTTCAAAGTTAGAAGGAACATTCGTAGACGAATCTCATTATGATCATCTCATCGAAGAAGATACTGATGTTTACATGCCAGCACCAATTGATGGTGGAGATCCTTACAGTGAGAAGCGTATTGTTTTAAAGTTTCGTAAGAACTACTTCACACAAGAGCAACAAGATCAAGCATATCTTGGTCTAAAAGATGCAGCAACTGAAACTCAGAACAGAGGTAAAGCAGCTGGACCACGTGGTGACAAATTGGGTAATCGTGAGTGGGTTACTGAGTATGAGTATGCCATCTTAGAATACTTTGAAGAAGCAAAGGCTATGCTTGGTGAAGATCCAGTTGAACAGATTCGTCAGAAATATAAGAACGCTGTTCAGAAACCATCCACACGAAATAATGTTTGGGGTATCCAAGCAGTTAAGAAAGATGGTTTTGATTTCGAGAAGTGGGTTGAAGCGACAAGCAAACTATCAGATACAGAACAACATTACGAATCCCTGCGTATTCAAAAGAAATATGTTTGTCCGACAACTTATGCTAATGGAGTTCTTTCTGGTATTGCTGGTTGGTTTGATCGTTACCCACGTATCCCTTATGGTCGTGCTACTTCTTATACTGCAAATAACTTTGAAAAGTTTAAGATGTCATATCCATTCCTTCAGCAACTATCTAAAGGATTTAAAGAATATCTTCCAGAGCGTTTTGCAGCGCAGATGTCTGCAGCAAACAAACTTGATCCAGCATTCTTAGTTCCTGAAACCCCATTCACAACTATCACTGTTAACAATACATTTAG